CTCGTTGGACTTCTGACGTTAAAAAAGCTTTAAAAGCTAACGGACTATCAACATCTGCTTCAATGATTGAAAAAATATTAAAGCAGATTCAAACCGAATCAGGCGGCAATCCAACTGTTACCCAGCATGGATATACAGATGTTAATACGCTGTCTGGTGACTTAGCTAAAGGATTAATGCAGACTACCACGGCTACATTTGATGCTTATGCGTTTTCTGGACACAAAAATATTTTTAATGGTTACGATGATTTACTTGCTGCTCTTGCTTATGCAAAAAAGCGTTATGGATCAACTCTTTATTATTTGGGTCAAGGCCATGGCTATGCTAATATTTGATTAGCTTCTTTTAATAGTTCGGTTGCTCTAGAACTTTTGTTTTGGCTTAGTGGTATAGCCATTTCTATACCATCTTCGCCAAAAATAGACGGCGATGTTGCAATTCCACCATTAGCATAGCCATGGCCTTGACCCAAATAATAAAGAGTTGATCCATAACGCTTTTTTGCATAAGCAAGAGCAGCAAGTAAATCATCGTAACCATTAAAAATATTTTTGTGTCCAGAAAACGCATAAGCATCAAATGTAGCCGTGGTAGTCTGCATTAATCCTTTAGCTAAGTCACCAGACAGCGTATTAACATCTGTATATCCATGCTGGGTAACAGTTGGATTGCCGCCTGATTCGGTTTGAATCTGCTTTAATATTTTTTCAATCATTGAAGCAGATGTTGATAGTCCGTTAGCTTTTAAAGCTTTTTTAACGTCAGAAGTCCAACGAGTAACACTTGTTCCTGATGGATTAGCTTCTTGACCGCCACCATTCTCGTCTGATCCTTTAACTAATTTACTAAGAAGACTTGCGAAGCTTTTAACTCCACTGTCAACCATGCCTTTAGAAATCTCATGACCAGCGCCACCAACTTCACTAATTGAGTTGATATTAAAGGCTTTTGACGCGATATCTTCCAAAGTTTTAGTTGGATCGGTTAATTTTGAAAGTACTTTAGAAGCAGCATCGGAAAGATTATCAAAAATATTTGTTGCGCCTTTACTTACAGAACTGATAAATGAAGTGAGACTATCAGTTCCAGACGCATAGCCTGGCATTGTTTTACCAAGACCGCCATTAAACAATTTTGCAGTATCTTTAGCATTTAAAATGTGATCACCAGGGTTTAAATTAACAACTTCAGCACCATGAGTACCAAGAAAATCAACTTTGCCAGAATAAGGCTGGTACCTGGCTTCGATACCGGCTTCACCAACTAACGCACGTTGAGCGGTATTGTAACCAGTACCAATAGAATCGGCTGGCATATCCATTGGAGTGTAGCTGTAGCTTTGGTTACTTGTTTTAATTCCTTTTTGACCAAAGAATTTAACAATTCCGTTGAAGAATCCAGAAATTCCTTTCCAAATGCTCTGCATTCCGCTGCCTTGCTTGCTGCTGGCTTTCATTGAACCGTTAGCCTGGTTAACCGCGTGCGTTATAACGCCATGAGATTGATCTTTAGCGGCTTGTTCTATCTGTTTCTTTTGATCTGTGGCATGGCTGATTGTGGTATCGTGTTGTTTTCTTGCCGCATCATCGGTGTCATTTTGCTGCTTTTGAGCTTTGGCAACAACGCCGTTATATTGATCCCAAGCAGATTGCGTAGTTTTGTCTTTTTGATCTTTAGCCTTGGCTATGGCATCTTTACGCTGTGTTTCAGCCCATTTAGAATTGCCAGTAAACTGTTTCTTAGCTGCACTAACTGTATCGTTGTATTGATCGTCAGCTGCTTTAATCGTTTCTTTTCTTTGATTAGTAGCAGCCTTAGTAACTTCGTTATATTGCTTATAAGCCGCTTTAAAAGTATCTTTTTCTTTTTTATTAGCTAAACTAACAGTTTCCTTATATTCTTTTTCAGAATCATTAACGGCTGTTTGTAACTGCTGATTTGAAAGCTTGCCTTTATCTTTAGTAAGCTTTTCCATTATGGAAGTTTGCTTAGTTGCAGATAATTGAATCTTTCCAGTTAAGGTTGTGTGAAGTTTGGCTTCGGCAACCGTGGTAGAAGTAGCGTCTTTTAAAGTTAGCTTATTAATAGAAGATTTTTCTTTACGCTCTTCTTCAGCAACGGCTTTAGACTTATTTTTTTCGTCCTTTTGGACTTGAACCGAACCAGCACCGTATTTGAGCAAATCAGCATTAATTTTTTTGTTCCACTTATTTTTAGTGTCGCTTATGTCTTTGCTGTATTTGCTTTCAATGGATTCACGTTGTTGAGCATAATATTTAGTAACAGCGGTTCGATCAGACTGGCTCATCTTCTCAAACTTAGAACCTTGCTTGCCTTCGTTCTCAATGGTTTTCATCCGCTGTTCATATTCTGCTTTGGTTAAATCACCATTTTTATAAAGAAGTTTGACATCTTTAGTGTCTTCTTTTTGCTTTTCAGAATAATATTTCTTAGCTTCTTTAGTTAAATCACTATAAGCAGATTTAGAACTAACTTTAGGCGCTTTTATTTTAGTCTTAGTTAATCCTTTTTGGATTTCCTTACCAAGACTTTTTCCTAATTTCTCGCCACCAAAAGAACCAAGAATACCACCAGCGACTGTGCCTAAGCCAGGTAGGATAGCTGTTCCGATTGCTGCACCCGCTGCACCGCCGGCAAGGTTTCCGCTAGCAGAACCAACTTTACTGCCGACATTCTTTTTATTAATACCAATTAAATCAGTACCAGCTGATACAAGATCAAGAATTCCAGTGCCACCAGCGGCAACTTTCCCAAGTTTGGTTAAATCCCCTAGCTTGCTTAATATGCCCGATTTGCTAGCACCTTCAGCAACTTCTCCAGCTTCACTAGCGTCCTTAGCGACAGTACTGCCGTCTTTTTCAACAGTTTCCGCTTCACTAACATCCTTAGAAACAGAACTTCCGCTAGAAGACGTTCCAAGTGAATCGCTGCTCTCAGCTGAAGATAATTCGTTGTTCTTTTCAAGAACTTTGTTTTGCTCTTTTAAAGCGGTAGTCTCTGACTTTATGCCGAGAACTTTAGCAGCCCATTTGATTCCATCGGCAATACTTGTAAATGTTTTCAAAGTGCTGGATACTGCGCCAACACCTCTATTGACTGCTTTAAAAGCTTGAGAAACTAAAATTGCACTTGCGGCAAACTTAGCAAAAGCTTTTGGATGATCGGCAATTAAACCCATAAATGGTTTAAGTATCGTATTAGCAATTTGTAGAGTAGTTACAAATACACGAAAACTTTCCCCGCCTGTTGCTTTAACCATCTTAAAGAAACTGGCTATTTCAGGAGCATTTTTAGCAATATCATTAGAAACATTCGTGATACCTTTTGAAATATCTTTTAAGCCACTGTTTAAAGCACTTGGAACTGATTTAAGATTAAATGCCTTAGCAAAAGCAGTTGTAATAGTTGAAAAACCTTTTTCAGCAGATTTTCCAATTTGGGAAAACTCGTTATCAACTTTCTTTTCAGAAACCCATTTAGCAACAGCACCATAAATCGGGTTTTGAGCTTGCATGATCGGCTTTTCAATATCACCAATCAAGGCCGGAACACGCGCTTTAATGGTTCGTTCCATACCAACCATGGTTTGTAGCATGTTAGAAGCGGCTTTGTCGTATTTACCAGAGCCTAACTGATTAAAGACGTTTTCAATATCAGTTGCAGATATTTCGCCTTTTTTAGCCATTGTTGTTAAATCAGCAACAGTGATATTTGCACCTTTGTGAACATCACTTTCATACTTGGCTAAGTTCTCACGAAACATCGGGAAATATTGAGAAATCTGATTCAACATTCCGGCATTGGCTTTACCACGAGATAAACCATTGACCATATCTTGCGTAACTGATTGAATCTGTTGAGAATTCAAACCAACGGCATCGGCCATGTTCAGCATCGACTTAGTCATTTCATCTGATTCAGTCTTACTAGAGTGCAAGTGATAAAAACCTTGTTCTAGTTCATTGACTGTATCAGTGGCTTGACCAGTTTTAACAGACAAACTATTAATGGTTTTAACCATTGCGCTCGCTGCACCTGAACTACCAGTTAATGTTAGCCAAACAGCGCCCATTTTCTGCTGTTCTTGATCATATTCCATGCCGGCATCAACAGCGGCACTTATATGATTAGTTATTGACTGAAAAGCGCTTGTAATTCCATACGCAACTAAATGAGCACCAACTATTTTTTCAAATAGCCCATTAGCACGTTCGGCCTTATCATTAACCGAATCGAGTTTTGAGGTTATACCAGAAAATAAGCCTGTTTCTGGGCGTTTTCCTGTTTGCTCTCTTAAATCTTTTATTTTATTAGTAGCATTAGCTACTTTTGTTGCTGTTTCATTGATACGGACATTTTGTTTAGAAATAGCTTCGGAATTATCACCTTCAGCAGACTTTAATTTTTTAAGTTCTTCAACTTGCTTATCGTAAACTTGCTTTAACTTATCTTGCTGATCTCTTAAACCACTTATTTGAGCCTTATTAGCTTCTACAGTATTTCCTTCGGCTTTTAATCTTTCAACATAAGAATTAGTAACTGTTTCAGATTGCTTAATTGAATCATTTAACTTTGCAATACCTGACTGTTGATAATCAAGCGATTGCTTAGCCTTGTTTTGTTGATTGGTTAAGGAAACAAGTTTTGTTTGCGCACGATCATATTGAGTTGATAACTTTTGATAAGCTTCAGAATTTTTTGAAGTTCGATCAGCTTCTTCAGACATTGAAGACTTTAAAGCGTTAACAACTTCTTTTTGTTTTTCAACAGTTGAGCTTAAACCGTCAAAACGAGTTTTAGCAGCAGTTAAGGAATCTCCAGACTGCTTAAGCATGGCTTCGTTAGCTTTCCAAGCAGCCGTATTAGCTTGTAATTCGGTTTTTAAAGACTTAACCGATTGAACGGCTTCAGTTGTATCTAGCGTAACCTTGTTGGCTGCTTCTCTGCTTATATCTGCCATGTTTTAGTCCTTTCTTTAACCTTTTTGTGACTTGAAAAAATCCAGTGGATCAGAAATCTTGTCTTCTTTTTTAGCTTCTAAGACTTCGATCAAATCATAAAAACTCGTTTTCTCTATTTCGTTTAATGGAATTTGTAAATTGACCATGCAATCTTTTTCAAACAACAATAAATC